TTCTACGCCCTTAGTAACTGCCGTAGCTACTGTCGCAGCTAATCGGGTATTGCTAAATGTAGCTGCAGCAGCTGTGTTTACTGTAGGCCCAACATATGACCCAACTGTTGCTCCAACATAAACCCCAGCGCCTGCTACTACCGCATCTTTTATCGCGTCTTCAAGGCTTCCGCCGTCAACAAGAGTTTGTGTCCCTTTGCCTGCACCTATAAGCATCGCCGCTTGGTCAGGAGGAAGCCCCATAGCCATGGCAGTTATAATAGCAATTGCTTCAATAGGATTGTCTAAAGCGTAATCAACTATGTCGCCAACCGCTGCAATAACAGGGTCAATAAGTTCGTCTACAACAAAATCGACAACGTCCAGTCCTATGTCTAAAACAGGGTCAACAATCTCATCTTTAACTTTTCTAACAACCCAACTCATTGTTCACGATCCTTTACTTTAGGAGTAAATCGAACGTAGAGCCTATAGTAACTTTTGTCTTTAGTTGCACCTAGAAACGCCTGCATACCTAACTTGTTAAGTTGTTTTACCAACTCGTTAGCAAGATCAATTATTTTTGGGGGGTTTGGCGTAATATCTGTGGTGGCATGAGTCATACCTTGTTGTTTAAGTTTTTTCATAAACTCAACAGTATTTTTTAAATAATTAGCGCCAGTATCTAGGTTATTACCATACCAATGTATGTGCGTTTTAAGTTTTCCTTCGCCAACATTGCCAATATATACTGTGTTACCTACGTGTACCACTTCGGTTCCGGGCACTGCTATTTGCCGCATTACAGCAGCCATTTTTACCTGCAGAGGTAACTTGTCCATATCTGAGTTTGTATTAGCTTGATCTACCGCCCTCATAAGTATTTCAGGAGCAGGCAATTTAGTTTTATTGCTGTCAACAACAGTGTAACGTTTCAAATTAAGTTACCTCCAAGACACTAGCTACAACGTGTAACCTACCGGCTGTTTCAGCGTTAAGTATTATAGCATCCCCTGATGCTACAACTAACGGTGCGGTTAACAGTTGTGTAGTAGTTCCTGCACTAAACGTTTTACTAAAAAATACTGGGTGTAGTACATTACTTACACGTATAGAGATTGTCATGTCAGCGCCTGCAGCGTTATCGTTACACACAAGAAGAGAATTAAATATTGCTGTAGTCCCCAAAGGAGTAGTATACAACGTTCGATTTCCCGTTGCAGACACATTATCAACTACAGTTTTATATATATTAGCCATTAGTTAAAAAACCAGACTTGCGCTTCGGCCTCGAACGTAGCCGACACGTCTCGTAGTGCATTATCTACTTGATTAAAGTAAAGGCGCAATACTTTGTTAAATTCTTCTAACTCTGTAGCACTGTACATTGTTGACGGATACGGGAGTGCAGGAGCTTTAAATCCTACTATATACTGATTATTAGCCATTATCGCCTACCATCGGGACGTACATCTATACGCGGAGAACCTAACTGCCATGTTACCCCTGCTGCGTCGGAGGATATTGTAAACGATAGTTGTCGCCCCCGTACACGAGTGTTAACTTGTCCGGTAAATTGTTCTATAGGAACCACCGCTGTACGTACCACAGGACCACTATTAGACCCTCCAACAGACGCAGGATTGTTGTATCCTGATCCAGAATTATTTAGAGGGCTTAACGTCATAGTTGCAGTAGGAGAAGCTGCAGTAGAACCATTAAAGGTAACATCGGGTATGACGCGATATACAAAAGAAAACCTGTCTCCGTCTTCTATGTCAAATTCACCAGATGATATTGTAGCAACAATAGGAGCATTTGCTCCTAGTTCATTATCGTCTACACCTTCTTCATGGTTTACAAGATTATTATTATATGTAGCAGCCAAAGGAAAATCTCGAAGTCCTGAATCTAACCACGCCGTGCGCGATAAATTTCCATGATACCATGTGTCTTCTACGTAGTTATAGATAACATATTTGTTTATTGAGTTAGTACTAGCAGAACAATAAAACCACCATATTTCATGAAATCCTTCGTTTGTACCTGCAAAGACTTGTTCATACTGCAACGAATTAAAATCATTAAACACACTACGTTTTACATCACATCGTAACGGTTGTGTACGACCATCGTACTTGTAAAATTTATCTTTTCCCATCCAATATGAGATACCATTAGCAAAGGCTACAGCATTTTGCGAGGCAATAGATATATTTTCACCGACAGTTTGCGCCCCCCAGACTCCAGAGTCGGCTCCTACAAACTGTAAAGAATACAAGGCTGCATCAGTCCACACTAAGACTTCTTGTCGTGATTGAATAGCCGCAACAATCTCAGTACCTCTAGATAAAGACAACCCTCCTGCTTGCGTAACGGCTGACGGCACCCAGTTTGTTGCATCTCCTTGATCGGACCAACGAACTAACATAGGGTCAAATGTAGTTCCACCAAAAGGATTTGCTCCAAAACAAAACACGAACCTACTTACATCTGATACTAATACCCGATTAGTGCGCGCAGGTACGGCTCCTCCAGCATTTAAGCTAGACAACAAAACTGCACGATTGTTTGTAAGCCCTGCAGAAGCGTCCCAATAATAAATGGCTCCCCCACGTTGGGCAAATATTAAATCTTCGCCAAAGTTTGCCTGACTCCATAACCGCAAGGGATACGAAGAAGCACCACCAAACCCCCAACTACCCGCACCCCAACTACCCGCACCCCAACCTGTTAGAGGTATAGACAACGTGGGACCAATATTTATTTGGTACTTTGCAGTAACCGTACCGCCACCTGTAGCAGCAGAACTTGCATTTTGAAGAACCGTTATTGTGTACGTATTACCAGATGTATATGTGATTTGATGTTCCGTATTTAGACTACTTGCATCAACCCCGCCTACGGCTCCTGACCCTGTAAAAGTTACAAAATCACCATTAGTGTAGCCACCATTGGCGTCAGTGACCGTTACTATACTTGCATTTGCCCCTGTCTGTGTTGTAAAAGGATTAGTCAAAGTTACAGTTGCGCGTAACGGCGTTATATCTGTGTACGCCCCGCCAGATTCAATATAAAATTTAACGTTAGTACCCACACCTACTAGATTTAGACCTCCTAATGTAGTCCAATTCCACAGTGACCTGCATATCCCTTCAAACGTAGGAATAGATATGCGGGACCAGCCTCCAATTTTTTCAGGAAAACCTTGTCTAAACCGAACTTTGTCGCAGTCATACCAACCGCCTTCAGCGGAATACCGCGTTTTTTCTTGGTTTATTCCGGGGGCAAACTGAAGTTTCTGTAACGGCATGGGGCACCTATGAAGTAAGATTAGACATACTGGGCAACGGGTCAACTTTTACTATAACATCTTGTGGCATAAGTTCAAAGTGTGGCGCGTCTATGAATGGCCTGCGAGCTTGTGATCTGCGTGTATCTATATACGAACACATAGCGTGTTCTGCTGTACCATCATAAGCACCTAAATCATCAATAGTCCATGCAGCGCCCCACCGTAACTTAACACCTGCAGCCGCTGCGCCTTCTTTCATAGCATCGGCAATTTCATCATACAGGTTAAGTTCCCAGCGACCACCACCATTACAGTAAGCCATTAGGTCCACGGCGTTGCCATCAAGATGTTTTGATTTCATGGTTTGCGATGCCCCTTTCCTGACTAATTCCTGTTGTTCTGAAAATGTCCTCATGCCGCATATCACCGAGAAGTCTTGTTTTGTAACGCCTACGGCGTACTTCACGACAGTTACCAGACTTTCGTTTACACCTTCTAGCCTTGACAGGCTGCGTTTTCCTAACTTGTATCCCATGATTACTTCTTCCCTAAAAATTGTTTAAACCCACGTATGCCAAATGACGCGCTTATGGCAGTTAAAAGTGCGTACATATACCAATCTGGCGCTTGCTGAAGCTGTTCAAAGCCATGATGGACAACACCTTCCATGCCCGGAATAAAGCATAATATCATGGGGATAGACAGAATAATTACAAACCATTCGTCTTTCCAAGATGAGTCACTATTCTGTGCCATAATGCGTTCCCAATCGGCAACGCTTGTTTTTTCAGACAGCATGATCTTAGACTTTGCTTCAGCTTCAGTTAGCTTTAGCCTTGCCTCTGCATTGTTTTTATCTGTCTTGCCTTGCAGCCAACTACTAGACTACCCAACGGTCCTATTAAAGCCTGTATCATTTCTCTGATCCTAGCCATACCGCAAACGCGCCCGTCATGGACCCAGAACAAATTGATATCATCGCGGACTGCTGTGTGGACAAATCCTCTAAAGTCATTCCCCATTCCAGAACCCGTATATACATTACCGTCATTACAAACATCATAAGTCTCGGCATAAGACGATATTCTAGTATAGTCTTAAAAGTTATGGACATTAGAACCCTCCTTTAAGGCCATCTAATATTTCGGACAAACTAGGCCGTTTGTCCTTTTTTTCATAGACGCAACTAAAGACTTTTGGACACTCTGAAAAACTACGCGTGGGGTAATGATATCCCAACCCACCAAAACCCGCACTGAATCTATACACACATACCTTTTGGTCATTTACGTCTGTAAACCTCTTCCATAGGTGACACTTCACATGGGTTGGATTGGCAACTCCCGCAAGCGTTACAGAGAGTATTAGCGCATTTATCACTGTGTAGCCAATACTATTAAATATAGGCCACCACCTAGCACACTAATAATACCTAAAGACAGGCCACCAATAGCCGCATTGTTTGCCATTTGTCTTTTTGCTTCCATAGCCGCGTATACTGTTCGCTCCCTGTCGGCCCTGATCTTGCGTCTCATACCAAGCATTTCGTCGTAGGTTCCCAAACCAAATCTGTAGTCCAACATAAACTTAATTTCTTTTTCCTTTTCGGCCAAAGTTTTTTTGCGGATAACGATGTCCATAGCTTCTTGCTCTATGTTTTCGGTTCCGTGTGTTTTTTTATCTAACCAAGTTGGATTTTTGCGTTGAGACTCAGCGCGGGTTATATCGGCAACTGCGCCATACCAAGACCCAAGTTGCTTGCTAACATCTTGTATCTCACGGCCAGCACCGACTAGCATTTTTACACCCTTAAAGGCTGCATTAGCGGCTGCAAAAGCTGTAACTGGATCAATCATAGATTACTATCTCGTTAGGATTAACCTGCTGGGGAATACAGTAAGCAGTTCCATAATCTTTTGCTTGAGGATATCCAAAGCGTCTTACTAATTCTTGAGCATACCAATTACAGACATCCACTCGCTTAAAATAAAGCTGAGACTTTATAGGGGTGCGCTCCGATCCCATCCCCAGATAAAGTACAAGAACAAAAACATGTACCACATGCGTTACCCCATCCTACTAAGAATGGTTAATAACATAATAATGGTAGCGCCAGACGTGGCTATAAGCACAGTCTCAAGGCGTTTTATTCTAGTAAAAACCTCTTTAAACTGTATCCTAACCTCTGTCTGTATTGCTGCCATATCTCGCTCCAGTGCGCCGACACGAGTTTCTATATCCATAAATCGTTACCCTATGCGTATACTGCATTATCAGTAGTTAGTGCAGCGTTCCATTGCAGATTTTGCCCTGACTTCCCTGTAACTTGTACTTGTAGTACTCCTGCCGCAGAGTTCCCTGCAGCTAACAATACCGGGTTTGTGTAACTACCTGCGTTAGATATTGGAGAAATTGCTTGAGAAACAATTACGCAGACTCCACTAGCCTCTCTACGAATTAAGGCTTTGACTTCCCACGCACTAACATTAGTTCCACCGCCTACTTGCTGACGCATGACTATAGTTCCGGTTATACTCATAGCCGTACTTACAGGAAGTAAAATCTGATTACTTGTGCTGGGAGTGCTACCATTAGTTGTAAGATTTGTAAGTGAGTTACTGCTAGTAGAAATACCTAATTTTACCAATCCCTTATAGGTTGCGTCTGCCCATGCTCCTGCATTAGCCCCTGCATTGACTGTTAAAACTTGTCCTGCAGTACCCAAACTAGTAGGTATATTAGCGCCTACATCAACACCATCTACAGTTCCAGAAACACCTAGATTACCGTCAACAGTTGCACCGTTTGAAGTAGTAGAAAATTTTGCAACATTATTATGGTTTAGTGTAACTCCACTATCTTTGGTGGCTGACAACATGGTTTCTGAGCCGTTTGCAGATTTTACAGCAAAAACATTATTAGTTTGAATCGTAAAATTACCTGTACCATTTATCATGGTAGCCGCACCTGTATGAGATACTACAAAGGTATTACCTTGTCCAAAACGAGCCTCTTGAGAGGTAAACTCTATATTTCTACCGTTACAGTCTAATGTACCACCTAGTTGTGGAGACGTGTCCGCAACAACAGAACCTATACCACCTAAAGCGGCAAGGGCTGCAGTAGCTGTACCTGCGCCTGTACCTCCGTCAGCAATAGCTAGATCGGTTATACCCGATATGGACCCACCGTTGATTGTAGGTGCTGTTAATGTCTTGTTTGTAAGTGTTTCTGTACCCGCAATAGTAGCTAATGTACCTGTTGTAGGAAACGTAACATTGGTTGTTCCTGTGGTAGTAAGAGTTAGCGCATTGGCTCCTGAAGTAGTAAGGTTTCCTGCAAGAGTTAGCGTACGACCACCAATGGACAACGAAGTTACGTTGGTCACGGCTTCCACAACATTTGTTCCATCGCAAAACAGTAGCGAAGATTTAGCTGTAGGTATTGCAACTCCTGAACCTGAAGGGGTTTTTAGTGTCACAGTCCGCGCAGTAAGATTTTGCATAATATACATTTTACTAGCTGCAGGACATATTACCGTAGCCACACCTGTTAACGCGGTACTGGTATCCGTAAGAGTCAACATAGCCGATCTTGAAGATGCTGAAGTACCATC